ACTGAATGAACGAGTCGTTACAAGGAAGTTACCTTCTTGTCTATCAGAAACATTAGTCTGATTAATACCATTAGAACTTCTCTGTCTAGGGATACCAGTCCAGTTCCATGTGCCTGCATTTCTCCAGCCCGAACCCCACTCCTGTTCCATCCAAGCTCGACTGATAATACCTCCACCCGTCATTGTTCCGCCTACACCAAACCCTAAAAGTGGAATAAATGGTGCAACTCCCTGCCATACCCAACGGTTATTGAAGTTACCGAATCCACGAGCAGTTGCAGTACCAGCAGCCAACTGACCTTCGTTAAGGTCTGGAAGTTGTTCTTTCGCAGTCTTGTTGATTACGTTTGCGGGTTTGTATTTTGTCTGTTGCCATTCGTCAGATGCGGGTGATAGAGTAAGGTTACCTTCACCAGTAATAACTGCAAATGGGTTTACGTTTTCTGTACCTGAAACTAAATCTTGCTTAATTGCAACTTTATGTGTATAATTAAGGAATACAGTATCACCCTTCAAAATAGTATTAGATGATTTAGCACTATCATATACAAGTGCAACGTTATCATCAAATGTTGGGGCAGAAAGAATACCTTTCGATGGGTCAATACCCGCACGATATTCTGGATTCTCTGCATCCGTGAAACTTCTGTCTGCAAAGTTGTCTACAAAGAAACCAGACTTAGTTCTATTATTACCTGAAGCATCTAGTACTAGAAGTGAAGATGTGTCAACTTCAAGAAGACTTAGAGAAGTTACTTCTTCTAGGTCATCAATTCTTTGTTCCAGTTCAGAGATTGCCCTCATGGTAAATCCCTTTGCCTTGATAGGATTAACAACCACATCTGAGTCATTTAGACCATATGCGTTATGTTCCAGTTCAAAGAGACCTAATGTATTAGAAGGTGTGGCAGGAATCTGTGTAGAGAATCCATTTTCACCCTGAATGTTTTTAATCTCACCTGTTGTTGTAACAACAATCTTATCTGCACGAGGTACATAGTATTCTACGTCACCTTGGAAGATATCACCATTAGTAGGTATTTCGTTGATTGCACCACCAGTGCCAGTAAACAATCCATTACTACCAACCGAAGAACGGAAGTCAATAACGTCACGTAAGTTTACTGAAATACGAGGGCCAACTTGAAATGCGTTGATGTCTTCATATTCAACCTGACCAGTGTAAGAGTTGACAGAAAAGAAATCACCAGCACCGTGAGTAAAGTGTCTGAACTTACAGAAGACGTTGCCGCCTGGAGCCGATGAACCCCCGTTAAGAACAAGACGCCCAAGGTCATAAAAACCAGCACGTTGTCCATTATCTACAGTAAATAGATGAGACAGGTCTGCGCCATTCGTGTTTGTTTGTTTGATTTCGGATACATCATAGATGTCTGTTTTTCCGAGGTCAATATATTGTTGACCAGTAATTGCATCTGTTTGAATCGCAGCGGCAGTAGTAGTCTCGACCAATGTCTTCTGTCTAACAGAAGGCGATGCCTTGTTGACCTTTGCATATACGGTAACTGCTTGACCACTAGGAAGACTACTGATAGTCACCGACTGTGTACCAGCACCACTAGTACCGAAACCTGTTACAACCGCACCAGTGTCATCACGTGTGATAATCCATTGTGAAGTATTCACCAATGTCTCACCAGTTGCAGTAACAGCGATTGTTAAATTAGTACCCGAAGCGGTTCCTGTGAATATTCTTTGAACTTCAAAGTCTACATCACTAATTGTTTTTGGTCTTGGATTAGGTAAAGGGTATACAAGATTAACTTTAGTCGATTCTTTAATAACCGCTTTACTACTTTCAAGTAGTGGGTTTGCGTAATCAGCAGTACCAGTACCGAGTGACTCGACATTACGTAGTGATTGTCCACTATTCATCTTAATGTCAAACAGGTATACACGGAAGTTTGAACCGTCTTCTTCTACATAACGGACTCTTGCAGTACCAATAGTTGAACCACCATAGTCAGCATCACTACGTAGATTAAGTGTTTGGAATTGTGATACATTTAAGTTGCCCTCTAGGGTATCACAAATAAAGTATTGTCCATAGGTAATACCTGTGACTTCGTTCTGTACAGTTTGTGTGCCTCTAGGTTTTGGAATAGTAAGAGGTGTAGGTTTTTCTGTTGCACCACGATAACCATTGATGTATGCAACACCATCGGATACAGATGCAAGTAAGTTAGTACCAGAATCACTGAAGTCTATAGTAAAGTCTTTTGCGATATAGTCACCAGACTCTTCCGCAGTTCTTTGTGCAAGAAGTGTGTTGGGGGCGTTATACGCATCCGCACCTGTTACTTGGTCAACGATATTACCGTCTACAACATCACAGTAGTAAACAAAGTTTTCATCAGCGGCAAGGTCTGCTTTGTTAATCAGAGTAAGTTTGATACGATATCTGTCGGCCCCAGGCGAGGATAAGTTTGGAGTTGCACCCTGATTGTCATACAGGTCATTAGTGTCTGCAACAGTAACAATATCTTCTGTTGATTTGAAACCAACAGTTGCAGTTGGGAATCTTCCGTACTTAGACAGAATGAGTGATTGACCAGCAGCAAATACAAAGTGACCACGAGTAAAGAAGTCACCCGCACCACTAGAAATCTTACAACCTTGACCAACAGCAGCGTTTGCCACAGTATTAGTTGATTGTACAGTAAGTGTGTCGTTACCGTTTGAGATATCCTCACCCGCACTCATACGGATTGGATTCTCACCAGATGAACCTGAAGATGTATTGGTGTACTGAACGTAAAGTGTCGCTGGGTCTACACCTTCAGCGATAACAACTTCAAGAACTCTTGCCTTTACACCAGATGTCTGTCCAGTAAATTCTGTTCCTACCAGTGTAGTTATATCGGAAGGTAGTACGTTAGTTGTTGTGTTTAACTTAATAAACTCGTAATCACTAGTGATTGTTGGGCCGCCTGGATTTACAGATGCACCCTCAAGGAAGATGTTTCGACCAAACCGAGCAATCTCTTCTTGGATAATAGTCTGCATCTGAGTAAGTTCACGAGCCTGCAATGCACGACCACTATTGAACAGAATACGATGGTAGTTATCACTATCCTTAAAGTCATCCTTGTAGGATGAAGAGAATACGTTAGATGTAAATGTCTTTGGCATTTTTTATACCTTAAATTTGGATTACGATTTTAATATCTTCGGTCTGGTCACTCGCACGAGTAATCGCAGCACGATTGTCAATATACAACAAGTCACCAGAGAACATGTCAATCTCTGGTTTTATATATGGTGCATATGTGGCATTCAATACACCAGCACCATTACCGTTTGTTTCTGTTATATTTTCACCTGAATCAAAGTTACCAAATCCAGTTACTTCGCTCTGGTGATACCAGATGTTAGATGAATCTACTTTATCAATGTATGCTTGGATACCTGAAGTAGAACCTTCAATGATGTTGTCAGCAGTAAATCCACTAGTTACAGAAGACAATCTCAACTGTTTCAACATGATACCTGAAGATTGTGTGAAGTCTGTTCCAGCAGCAGAGTCTTTAAGATTTTTCATAAGACCCACTTGACGGAAATCATTACCTACAATAAAGTCATTACCTTCAACACCCTCTGGTTTTGTGTTAAACATAAGTGCAGTTGAACGTAAGTCATCTCTTGGGTCACCACCTAGTCCTAATGGAGTACCTAAGATTGCACGAACTGAAGCAGGTTTGGTTGGTGAACCACCACCTGTTACAGAAACATCTGCAAAGTTGTATCCTGAACCTAATGTGTAGTTACCAGAACTATCAATCAATTCTACTTTTACAACCTGTCCACCAGAGATAGTTGCAGCAGCCTTTGCTTTCGTACCATCACCATTGACAGTAATAGTAGGTGTGGAAGTATAACCTGTACCACCTGAGTCAACTGCATAACCAATAATCTGTCCTGAGATTGCAGCGTTCTGTACCGCAAGTTGTTCGACATCAGCAGCAGGGGAGTCTGAGTCAGTCGCACCCTGTAATTTGATTGGAAGATAGTTTGCAGAAATGTATTTGTTTGCGTCCAAAGCACTGATAGAATATAAGAATTTCCAGATGTAACCATCCGCAGTATCAAATGGAGTACCAGTCGTATTACCAGTCGGTTGTACAGTAGATGTTACTGGTTGACCAGATGCATTCTTACCTTGTTGGATACACATATAGACTTGGTTGTTATCGTTCATAACATAGTATGCTTGTGCGGGATAACCACCAGTCACATCGTCATATGCAGAATAGATGGCACCAGATGACCAGTTGTAACGAGGAACAACAAAAGATAAATCAATAATCTGTTTAGCGGACTGTGTGCCGAGACGGAAGTTTCTTTCTTCCCTCATACTATTGATTGCGGTAGGCGGAACGTCAGAATCATTCCAATCTTCGGAACGTCCGATTACTGCATAGTAGTTCTCCGCAACAAGATTAAAATCCGATTGTATACTGGATACTACTTGTTTCTTTATTCTATTAGTTACAATTGCCATTTCAATTATCCTGTTGTTGTGCCGTTATTGGACACTAAAAACCATTTACTTTTTGTTGTGTTCCAGACTAATTGACATCCGTCACCCTCATCAAATGCGAGGAATCCGTTACTTGAGTCAACGTTAAATATGTTTGATGAACCACCAGCAGGAGTAAGACGTGCTTCACCCGCACCAATATTCATGAAGGTTTTTATTTCACCTTGGATTGTACCATCACCAATCGTAGGTGAAATCAAACTACCAGCATTAAATACTGTGAGTGGTTCGGTTAAGTCTACCGCAACACTAGTTGCGACATCTGTTCCTTTTTCAAGAACCATTTTGTTTAATACTTCTACAGCACCAGTACCCTTTGCACCGAGTCGGAGACTGATATTAGCATCGTCACCATCAACATCGATTGTAGGGCCATCACCTGTAGCAGCGTTGGTGAATGTGAAATAGTTTACTGCACTAGAGACATTCTTCAACTGAAGATATTCACTAGAACCACTATCGTAGATAAATGAACCACCATCGACACCACCAAACATGGGATTCATTACTGAGAGACCATTAATAGTCTTATTATTAAGAGTCTGTGTTGCATCTGCAAAGACAAAAGTATCATTGGTAGTAAGTAATGGAAGCGTGATATTACGATTCGCACTAAGGTTACTTACAACAACGTTATATGAATGACTTGAGTCTGCATCCTTGATAGACGGAGTAGTCAGTGCTGGACTTAGAATAGTCTTGTTGGTCAATGTCTGAGCACAAGAATCTAGAATAAGTGTTCCGGCATCATTGGGAATATAGACAATATTATCCGCAGTAGGTTCTACTGCACACAATGTAGTCTCAGCATTATCTTCCGACTGTCCTTCGAATACTACACCCGCTTCAGTCAGAGTTACACTAGTCTGTGCAGAATCACCACCAAGTGCGGTGTAGAGTTCCGTGAAGTTCTCGTTTATCTTCTGGGCAGCGGTACGTAAGGTATCACCTGTACCGTCATTTGCGATTGTGCCTCGATTTAGATTTTGTCTTGCCATTGGTTAATCCGTCTGTTTTATCTATTTATAAGAGTTCACAATCAAAGTGTGAAACTTTTTATGTATTGGTCTGAATCCGCACTGTACCAAATATGTTTCTCTTGGTCAATTGTTTCAAACTTAAAGTCGTTGGATAAGTCCATACCGTTAGTCTGGAATTCATCCGAGTCATCAAATGTCGGTGATGTAGCAGTTTGTGCTTCACGTAATGATGAATATTGGTTCTCAATAGTCTGGATATCTCTCAAAGAGAACTGTCTGATATCCGTGAGTTCCGCATTGATTCTACTTAATACACCATCTGAATCACTATATAGGTCATCCACAAGGGCAGTGATATCAGTAGAATGTTGTTCACCAAACAGTCCAGTATTCTCCACAACAATAGGTGGTACTGGAGCAGGGATGACTAATGGTGCAGTTAATTCGTCCGTAACATTAGATACAATCTGAACTTCACTACCAATGAACATCCCAGCAGGGTGAACGAATAGTTTATATGGTTCTCTCCACTCATTAAATGCAATCTCTGACTTGACAAGGATAGCAAATGTCTGATATAATCTATTATCAGTAATGAACTTCTGAGAGTTAAACCCAATCTCAGAATCCGTTTCTCCAACCTTAAATACCTGTTCTTTGGTATAAATCACATCGGGGTCAATACCAAAGAAAGTTCTAAAGAACTGTTGGATAGAATACTTCGTTCCTTTTGAACGATATAGTGTGTTAGAGTATTTCGCTGCAGCCCTCTTATCAGTGAATCCCTCAAAGTAGGATTGACCCAGAAGAAGTTCGTCTTCAATATATGATAAAAGGTCGATGTCTGTTTGTGTAATATCTCTACTATAGAATAATTCAGAAACTAATTTTGCGGGTGCTTCATCTGTGGATTCAAAATCATAGTACTCTTTCAACAACGTAATAAGTTTTGGATATTCTCGCTTGAAGAAATCTGGAAGTACTTCTTCAATTTTTACTCCCTGAAAGGAAATCTCCCTACGATTGATATCTCTTAGAGTATCATTGTGACTATGAATTTCAGACATTAGTTAGTAACTCCAGGCTCAACTTCTACGATACGTGAGAACGATTGACCAGCATCGTGTTCAATAACATCTTGTCTGAATGGAGTAACCGCACTCTCGTTAGCAGGTTTAGCAGAAACTTTGATGAATGAATCTGCACCCACAAAGTTATCAACCTGTAGACCAACAATAGAAACTACATCACCACTAAATGAACCAACATTATCTACAATCACTTCACGGTCATCGACATTAAAGATTTCTAATTTATTACTGTTTAATTTATTTCTAAGAGTACAAGTCTTGTTTCTAAAAGTAAATGCAGTTGAACTAATTACATAATGCACATCATCGGGGTCTGCAATCTGAGCAGCATATCGCATTGTGTGGTCTTCAATCTTAGTTAGTGTCGGAGAGAATCGTCTTTGAATACGAACCTCTGCACGAGAAGATAAGATAGCAGGACTCACATCATCGATTAATGTTAATAGATTAGAACGTCTGAATGATTGATTGAACTTACCAGTATTGACATCGAAGTAATCAGAAATAGTCTGGTTGACATTATCTTGAATTGTGTTACGAGATAACGTGGTCAAGTTAGGATTGAACTGGAAGAACAATTGTGTTTCAACAAAAGTTTTGATTGGGTCTGTAAATTCAATATTAAATGACGCAACAGATAACTGAGAAGCGAGGTCAATAATAGATTGCTTAGTTACATCTTCGGTTGTCTGGTCAACATCTGAATTAAACAGAATAGACATAAACACTGTACCAAACTTAGGTTCAAGTGAATCTTCACCACCAAAGGATTGAATGTCCTTGATGAGTGTGGAGAAGTTTCTTAATACTAGAGTAGAATAATCTACCGCAGTTACCATTCGATTCTGGGATGCATACTGAAATGGTGCAGTTGAACGAATAGATTCGATAGACTCTTTCTCAC